GGCGGTTAAGACCCCAGAAAATCGCTAGTTTCTGATGCGAACCATGGTGTGCGATGATGTTATGATTTATTACATTTGCTTCTCATGACCGAAGCACAAAAACCCATCAGTGTCCGAGAATTCGCCCGAAGATTAGGCGTCAGTGAAACGGCAGTACGCAAGGCGGTTGCTGCTGGTAAGATCACTTCTGACAGCTTTACCGAAGTCAACGGAAAGAGGATGATCATTGAGTTGATCGCTAGAAAAGAGTGGGCGATTGCAGTTAGAGAAGGCGGTCCGCCTCAGTCGGCCGTGCTTGCTCAATCATTATCCAAAGAGAACAAGGTTGAGACGCTGACCCCTACGGCTAAGACGATGATGGAGGCCAAACAGGCTAAGGCCGTTTGGGATGCCAAGACCGCTGAGCTAAACTACCGAAAGGCCGAGGGAATGCTGGTGGAAAAGGACGTGGTGAACAAGTCGCTTCACGAGATGGGGCAAGAGATACGCGACGCCATGTTGAGTATTCCTGACCGGGTAATTGACGACATACTCGCCGCTTCCACAAGGGCTGACGCACACACGTTGCTTCACAAAGCAATTCACGATGAGCTCACAAGATTGACCGATCACCTGGAGAAGCTATGACCAACTACGCAGCCATAAAAGGATTTCTAGCTGGGCTAAGGCCTGAGCCGATCTACACCGTAAGCGAATGGGCAGACGCACATCGCATGCTGTCACCAGTTGCCAGTGCTGAACATGGTAGGTGGAGGACTTCACGTACGCCATACCTCAGGGAGATCATGGATAAACTGTCCGCCCATGACTCCACTCAGGAAATTGTATTCATCAAGGGCGCTCAGATTGGGGCAACCGAAGCGGGGAACTGCTGGGTTGGCTACGTGATGGATGCGGCGCCTGGGCCGATGCTGATGGTCATGCCGACGGACGATACAATCAAGCGAAATTCAAAGATCAGAATTGACCCGATGATTGAGGCAACACCTCGCCTAAGGGAGAAGGTAGCGGCCAAACGTTCTCGCGACAGCTCGAACACAACGTACCAAAAGGAGTTCCCAGGCGGGGTATTAATCATGACCGGTGGAAACTCTGCTGCTGGCCTCCGGTCTATGCCGGTCCGATACTTGTTCCTCGATGAGGTTGACGCCTACCCGCACGACCTTGACGGGGAAGGATCACCGATTGACCTCGCTAAAAAACGTACATCAACCTACAGCAAGCGAAAGATATTCATCGTTTCGACACCAACAGTTGAGGGCAATTCAGCCATTGAATCAGCCTACCTAGCGACCGATCAGCGCAAGTACCACGTGCCATGCCCTGAGTGTGATCACATGCAAGAGATTAAATTCAAGAACTTGAAGTGGGACGATGGAAAACCCGACACGGCTATGCTTGCGTGCGAGGGATGCGGCGTTTTAATTCACGAGCGAAGCAAGCCAACGATGCTGGCTAAGGGCGAATGGATTTCAACCGCTCCCGAAAACACCTCGCACCGGCGCGTTGGATTTCATCTGAACTCGCTCTATTCACCGCTTGGTTGGTACTCGTGGGCAGATGCAGCGAACGACTGGGTGGCGGCTCAGACCGACGTGAACAAGATGAAGACGTTTGTCAACACTGTTCTTGGTGAGACATGGAGAGACAAGGGCGAAGCCCCTGAGTGGCAGCGGCTATACGACAAGCGAGAGAGCTACGAGCAGAACGCGCCACCTAAAGAGGTGTGTTTTATCACCGCTGGCGCGGATATTCAGAAGGACAGAATTGAAGTTGAGATAGTCGGCTGGGGCAAGGGCAAGCGAAGTTGGTCACTTGACTACCGGGTAATCATGGGCGACACGGCAACCTCAGCACCCTACGACACCCTTAGGCAGATCATATCTGAACAGTGGAAGCGAGAAGACGGCATGATTTTACCAATGCAAATGATGGCGATTGACAGCGGCTACAACACTCAGCACGTGTATCAATTCTGTCAGCGGATGCCGCCCGACAGAGTGATTCCGATCAAGGGTCAGGAAGCTCAGTCGGTAATTATCCAAGCACCCAAACAGGTTATGATCGCTCGTAATGGCAAGCGAATTGGCCACGTTAAGGTGTGGCACGTCGGGGTATCAATCATCAAGTCCGAGCTTTACGGTTGGCTTCGTCAAGACAAGGATGAGGATGGCACAACGCCTCAGGGGTATTGCCACTTCCCGCAGTACGGTCAAGCGTTCTTCCGAGGCATCACCGCTGAGCGATTAGAGTTCCGTGTAGTCCGTGGCTACCGTCGTTACCAATGGGTAAAGCATTACGAACGCAACGAACCGCTTGACTGCCGAGTGTACGCTAGGGCCGCTGCCTCTGTTGTTGGCATCGACGCAATGGAAGATGCTCACTACGAGGCGATGGTCACAAGGGGTCAAGCTCAACCGGTCAAGAAAAAACCTCGTTCATCTGACGGCTCAATTTGGGGATAATGCTATATTTGCGACCTACGGTTTAGAGTAAATCAAACATAATGGCCTATACACTAGAGCAGTTACAGACGTTAGAGGACGCGATAGCACAGGGAGTAAACCAAGTGATGTACGGCAACAAGATGGTGATTTACCGATCAGTTGACGACATGATCAAGGTTCGTAACATGATGCGCGTTGAACTCGGTTTGACACCTCCAACAATACGGCTGAAGGCCAATCACACTAAAGGCTTATGAACTTCATCGACAACGTTATAGGCTGGATAGCGCCTCAGGCAGCACTAAAGAGGGTTCAAGCGAGGGCGGCAATACGGGCTTATGAAGGTTCGGCCAATACCCGCAGAACTAAGGGCTGGGGTAAGAGCACGGGCAGCGTCAATCAAGAGATCAAACGAGCGTTGCCAACCTTGAAGGCTCGCAGCCGTGACCTCACTCAAAACAATACTTACGCACGTCGAGCCGTTCAGGCCATCGCCAACAACACCGTTGGCACTGGTATTCAGCCTGTGTGTGAGAACATTGAGGGCAAGAATAGCGAGCGACTGATGAAGTATTGGCGGTCGTGGGCGCATAATCGCGTATGTGATTTTGACGGGCTGACAAACTTTTGGGGCTTGCAAAAAATGGTCATGCGAATGGTCGTTCAGGATGGCGAGGTGATTATTCGTAAAAGGGCAACCACCGACAAGAAGTACCCACTGAAGCTACAAGTTGTGTCGTCTGATTTCATCGATAGTTCACGCGATGAGAGCATAGAACTATCGGATGGTGGAGGTTACATAACACAGGGTTTTGAGTTTAATAAAGACGGGCAGCGAGTTGCAGTATTCCTGTTCGACCGCCACCCGTCAGAACGATACGCAGAGAGTAAGCGAGTGTCGCTTACTGACTGCATTCACGTTTTCCTTCCAGAGTTTGCCGGACAAGTCCGCGGTGTTCCTTGGTCGTCGGCATCAATGCGCCGCCTGAAGGACTACGATGACTACGAAGATGCAGAGCTTGTACGTCAGAAGATCGCTGCTTGTTACATGGGATTCATCACTGACCCTCAGGGATCGGCTACGGCGTACTCAACTCAGGAAAACATTGATGTTGCTGAGCGGTTTGAGCCGGGCATGATCGAAGTTCTAAGCCCAGGTAAAACAATCGAGTTTGCCTCACCACCTGTTACTCAAGGCTACAGCGACTATGCTCGCAAGGTATTACAGGGCGCTGCTGCTGGATATGGGATTTCTTACGAAGTTCTCACTGGTGATTTAAGCGGCGTAAACTTCTCCTCAGGCCGAATGGGCTGGCTAGAGTTTCAACGTAACATCAACGAGTGGCAATCCCAGATGCTCATTCCAATGTTCTGCGACGTAGTATGGGATTGGTTCTCGGCTTACGCAGCGGTTAAAGGGGTTATCACTCAGAATCAACGTGAGGAAATATTGTGCATGTGGACGGCGCCACGTCGGGAAATGATCGACCCATCGAAAGAGGTCAAGGCAAAGTCAGATGAAATCCGCTCAGGCCTTATCAGCTGGTCAGAGGCTATTCGCCAAAACGGCGGTGACCCTGACGACGTAGCCGAAGAGCTCGGTGAGGACTACGCTCGATTCGACAAGTACGGTTTGAAACTTGCATGCGATCCGCGCTGGGATGCTGGTAAAGGACCTGAGGCCGCTGAAACGGTGGAGGCGGCAACATCTGATCAAGACAGTGAATAAATTATTTTTTGAGAATTAAACTGAATTGGTTATAATTGCGCCAAACTAAACGAATGCCACAAGGAAGTAACATACGTCAAGTATCGGGAGGCAAAGCCTACACAAGGGCTATGTTTCAGCCCGCTACATTGAACGAGGAAACTCGCACTATTGAGGTGATCGTAAGCACTGATAATCCAGTACGCACTTACGATTGGTGGACGGGATCGATGTTCAATGAGGTGTTGTCGCTTGAAGCAGGGCACTTCCGAACTGAACGACTTGACGGCGGTTTGCCTTTGCTCGACAACCACAAACGCACAGGCGCCTTAGGCGTTTACGGCGTAGTGGAATCATGGCGAGTTGAAGACGGTAAGTTGATCGCCTCAGTTCGTTTTGACGATGACGAGGACAGCGAGAAGTATTACCGCAAGGTGAAGAACGGTATTGTCCGTGGTATCTCTGTTGGCTACAACGTCGACGTTTACGAAGAAACCCCATCAGGCGACAATCAGATACCAACGATGCGAGCCATTGACTGGACTCCGCTCGAGGTTTCATTGGCACCGATTCAAGCGGACACTCAGAGCGTAGTTCGTTCTGAGGGCGGGGAGGGAACCGAAGGGGTAGAAGGGTTAGGAGGTTTAGGAAATAGCAATCACACAATTCAAATAATCACCCGCAACGTTGCGGAAAAATCACAACTTATGAAACGCGAGCAAATTATCGCGTTGCTCCAGAAGCGCGGCATCGCGTTCGAGGACAGCGCAACCGACCAACAGTTGTTGGAAGCATTGGAGCGTGCGATGACTCCACCTGCACCTACACCTGCACCTGAGGGATCAACACCAGTGCCATCGGCTGAGGATGCAACCCGCGCTGAGCGTCAGCGCACTAAGGACATCATCGCTGCGGTGCGTGCTGCTGGCCTTGAAACGTCATTCGCTGACCAGATGATTGAAAACGGGAATACCGTTGACAAGGCTCGCGAATTGATCATTGCAGAGTTGGCTAAGGCCGACCCGAACTCAGGAAGCCGGAACACAACCACGGGAACCGTGGGTGCAGATCAACGCGATAAAGTGGTGGCTGCTGTTCGTGAAGCGCTCGAGCACAAGGTTGGCCTTGTGACAGAGTTCAAGAATGGAGGCCGTGACTTCCGTGGCTACACCCTCTTTGAGATGGGTCGCGAATTGCTTCACCGTTCAGGCGTTCGCACAGAGGGTATGAGCCGTCGTGAGGTAGCTGCTGCCTCATTGGGCTTAGGTGTTGACGGAATGCGCGCATACCACAGCACTTCAGATTTCCCGATCATCTTGGGCAACACCATCAACCGTACATTGCGTGCGGCTTATGACGAGCAAGCGCCAACCTTCTTGCCGTTCGTCCGTCGTGATGACGCGGTTGACTTCCGTGAGCGTACTAAGGTTCAGTTGAGCGGATTGGTAGGTAACTTCGACGAAATCGTTGAGGGCGGCGAGTACAAGGCTGGAACCATGACTGAGGCCAAAGAAAGCTACAAGGTAGCTAAGTATGGCCGCAAGATTGGCATCACTTGGGAATCGCTCATCAATGATGACTTGTCAGCATTCACTCGCATCCCTGCGGCTATCGCGGCTCAGGCACGTCAGAAGCAATCTGACATCGTTTACGGCATCCTCAACGGCAACCCGTTGATGAATGACGGCGTTGCTTTGTTCGCGTCAGCTCACGGCAACCTTGCCGCTACGGCTTCGGTTCTCGATGCTGCCAACCTTTCAATCGCACGTACTTCGATGCGTAAGCAGACAGGACTAGAAGGCAACTTCATCAACGTTCAAGCTCAATACTTGATCGTAGGCCCTGAGCTCGAAACATCAGCACAGCAGTTGATCAATGCAACAATCGTAGCAACCAAGGTGTCTGACACCAACGTGTTCCGTGGTTCGCTCGAGATCATCGTTGATCCACGCATCACTGACAAGCGTTGGTACTTGTCTGCCTCACCAAATCAAGTTGACACGATTGAAATCGCGTTCCTTGACGGAGAGGAACTCTACACCGAGGAGCGTGTTGGCTGGGATGTTGACGGCCTTGAAGTTAAGGCTCGCATGGTGTTCGGCGCTAAGGCAATTGATCACCGAGGCTTGTTCAAGAACGCGGGAGTTTAATCTACTGGACAGCAAGAAAATCAAACAATAATCGGGAGCGGTGAGAGCCGCTCCCATATTCACGCAAAAATGAAGAATTACATTCAAGAGGGAGACTGCTTAAACCACACGGCCGCCGCTAACATAGTAAGCGGCGCGATGGTCGTAATGACCGACCTTGTTGGTATTGCAGTAACTGACATCGCAAGCGGTGCCGTTGGCGCGGTTTGCATCAAAGGTGTTTTTGAAGTTACCAAGAAGACTACTGACGTGGTTACGATTGGTCAAAAACTCTACTTTGAAACAGGTGCGGCTCGATTGACCACTGACGCAGACGACGGTGAGGAGGAGCCAGCTGCTTACGTTCTTGCCGGTTACGCTGCTGCCCCCGCTGGCAACACCGCCACCAAAGTACAGGTGCGTTTGATCGGTTAATCCTACAAGGATGCCGAACTTTTTCGACAACTACCAAGACGGCGTATTCAACGTGGTTAACACCTTGATGGGGTACGCTGCCTCTTGGACTCCAATTGGGGGAAGCCCGGCACAATCGTGTCGGGTTTTGTTTCGTAAGCCTACCGAGAAGGAGATGGTGATGAGCAGCGTTGGTTACACCGATGTGAACTACATCATGGAGTACAAGGAGGGCGATATGGTAGGCTTGTTCGAGTCCTCTCGTGCTGGTAACCTTGAGACGGTTACTGTGAACGATTTGAATTACTTGGTTCTTCATGTGGTCGCTACCGTTGACGGTAAGACCTATGAGGCGAAATTAGAGAAGGTATGAATTACGATGTAGTAGAGGCAGAGATAGTAACGAGGCTGAACGCGATTAAGACGTCCAACTCGTTGACCTTTATTGCTAACCGCCTGCCTGAGGTGCAGTCGGGATATGACAAGCCTACTACTGCTGCTCGTATTTACGTAGCCTACAAGGAGTCTAAGTTCGACGGGATTCGCACCACTGATCCTGTGGTACAGGATGAGACGCCTCACTTCGAGGTGGTGGTACAAGCGAGGAAACTTCGCGGTGCTGGCGCCATGTACCACACCTTAGGCTGGATTCGCCGCGCTCTGCTCGGTTACAAGCCACAGAACTGCAATCGCCTGTACTTAGTCGATGCGTCCATCGTGAACAACGAGGACGATATGTTTACCCACTCGATGGTGTTTGCATGCAAGACCACGATTGTACAGGACGTTGACGCTGAGAATTTACCGGTTATCACTGAGATCACCCTAGACTCACAGTTCGGCACATCAGAGATTACACCGCCTCCACCCACGCCCACGTTTGGCGTTTACGCAAACGATGCTGAAGACCCAACCTACGTTCAGAACATACCCTCAGGCGAAACTCATGTAGCCCCCAAGATCACGGTATTCGAGGTCAATGGCTCGGAGCGGGAACAGAACGCAAACGAAGATGTAACTGCTGGATGGTTCACGGTTTCAGTCCGCAACACCGACGGAGTAGTATTCACTGAATTGGTTGAATATCCATCGGGCGGGGCGTTCGTGCTTGCGGATATTGAAGTTGAGGGGGCTGACATCATAGGTTCGTTCCCCCAGCCAACGCGAATTATCGTAGATGGCGCAGATGTTGAAGGTGTAGAGGTCAACGATGTAACAGGCGAGATGACCATCACCGTCGATGGTGAGGTGTGTTCACCCGCCACTTACTCCAACGGCGGGGCGTTCGTTCAGGTCATTGAATCAGGCGACACCTACACAGCTGCTCAGATCGTGGTAACCGACGTGAACGGTACGACGCGAAATGTACTTCCTAACATCGCGGTCACTTGCGCGTGGGCGGTTATCACCGTGCGATCAACGGACGATGTAGTAACCATTGCGACAATAGCCGCTTACCCTGCTGGCGGGCTGGTAAACGCAGGAAATCAACGCATCAGACAACAAGACAATGTCGCGGTGGCCGTTGTGCCATATCGAACCGATGTGAAGGTTATTAATGCTGACATTGTCGCCGTCACTCAGACATCAGCGTTTACAGAGATCGAAGTGCTTCTGCCCACTTGCCCAACACTCGGTGAACTGATCGAGGACGCAACGTGGTCAGAGATCGAAGGTGACTTGTCACCCGCTCAACTTGCGGCGGCTCAGGCTTCGATTTGTACGCCCTGCCCACCCGCACCCACGGCCATCGCCCCGATGTTCATACCCGCGACACAAAAGACGGTGTACTTCACAGGCAAATTAGACGAGGGCGGTCGTATTGCAGCGGGTGATTTTGATTTGCCGTCGGGCGCGTTTGCTCAGCAGCAGGGCAGCGACTACGCAACGGCAACACCATTTTTGAACCTCTTGCACAACAACGAGTTCGGTAACAAGTCGGCGTTTTGTGATACAGTGGGCAACCCATTAGACTACGCTTCGGCAACCCCCGCAGACAATATTGTATTACACACAGGCTACCGCAGAATGTGGTATATTGTGAGAACGACCGCGACATCGGTAGATAACGCGCTCGACCTTGCGGCGGCTGCAAGCCACGGAGGGTTTACAGATTGGCGCATCCCGACGCGTGCTGAGATTCATACGTTGTTTGATTATAACAACGTAAACTCATTGTCAACAGTTTCAGGTAAGCCGCCTGGGTTTGCCACAACCTCAGTAGTCAACGTCACGACCTGCACGACAAACTCACTCAGCACGTCACAGATATTTATTACATTTTCCAACGGAGGTAGGCAGACAACGCCCGTGGCGGCTAACACGTCTAAAAACTTCATCTTAGTACGGACTTATTAACCCACCCTAATGGCAGCAGATTTAATTACATACGCCACTAAAGACAAGACAGCAGAGGACGAAACGGCTGTATTCACGGACGCGAACGCGAACGAAATTAAGACGGTCGTAAATCAACACGCATCAGAGATCGACGACGCAGCCGACGCAGCAGCCGCCGCTCAATCAACCGCTACGGCGGCAGGGGTATTGGCTGCCTCAACGGCATCGAGTGTAGCTGGAACAGTTGAGACAGCGGTTGCCAACGTGCGCCCGTCCATGGCTCAGATCACCACCTCATCGGTGTTGAACGTACTACCCTACCTAAGGACTTACACCGTCAGCGGTGTTGGTACTGAGGTGACGTTGCCAACAGGTATCAGCTCAGCTGCTCCCGTCTGGTACCTCTATGCGATTCAAGCCGACGTGCCCTTGATCATGGGTGGCGCAAACGTCCAGATCATTGCTGGACCGAGCATAATCCCACAGGGCGCATTGGCTGAGATACGTCGTATCAGCGTTGGTGACACCAACGTTATCCGCTACGTTGTGAGTTTATTACACGAACCAGCATAGTAATTTTAAGTTTTGATTTTCAAGGTAGAAAAACTATATTTGGCCGCAATGAAACAACCGAGAAAAACCACTAAACCCCGTGAGCCTAAGCCAACGGTGTTCGTGAATAACAGCCGTGACACGTTGAGCTTTTCGCTTCGCGGGCACGGTGATTTCATTATGCAGCCTAAGGCAGAACTTGAGCTACCGACAGACAACACATTCATTCAGAGCCTCACCGCTCAGGGTATATTAGTAATTAAATAACTCCTACAATGGCAGCTAATTATCTTCATGGAGTTGAGACCATCGAGCTCAGCAACGGCGTTCGACCAGTGCGGGTTGTCAAATCATCCGTTATCGGATTGATTGGCACATCACCAATCGGGCCTCGCAATACTTTAACTCTTGTGCAGAACGCGCAAGACGCAGCCGTGTTCGGCTCACCTCTTCCAGGGTTTTCAATCCCTAAGGCAATCGCTGACATTCTCGCTCAGGGCTCAGGCGGTCCTATCGTAGTTGTCAACGTGTTTGACCCAGCGACCCACGTCGCAGCGGTAAGCGAGGAAGAGAAGACTGTGACTGGATTGAAATTCAAACTCACTCACGCACCCATTAGCGGTGTTGTTGTGGTTGAGGACACTGAAGAAGATCCTGCGACGTACGTGCTGAACGAGGACTACACGTTCGACGCGTTTGGTAACTTCACGATTTTGCCTGACGGAGACATTACAGAGGGCGACACTGTGCTTGTAAGCTACAACCGTGCAGACTTCACATCGGTAAACGCTGCGTTGATCAACGGTGCGTTCACCGCTGAGACGGGAGTACGGACAGGCATGGAAGCGTTCGACCTTACGTACAACACTTTTGGTTTTGTACCTCGTATCTTGATCGCCCCCGGCTACAGCACTCAGTCTGCCGTGGCTGCAAAGATGTTGGTGAAAGCCAATAAGTACCGCGCACACGCGCTGATTGATGCGCCAATTGGCACCACCCCTGCGGCTGCGGTAACAGGTCGCGGCCCGCTTGGAGCAATCAACTTCAACGTGTCAGACAAACGCGCGGTCTTGTGCTACCCTCACTTCAAGGCTTACGACATCGCTACAGATGCAAGCGAGAACCGCCCATACTCACAGTTCCTCGCTGGCGTTATCGCTCGTGTTGATCTTCAAGAAGGTTACTGGAACTCGCCATCGAACAAGGAAGTTCTTGGTGTTACAGGCATTGAGCGAACGATCACAGCAGCGGTAAACGACCCCTTCACTGAGGCGAACGTGCTCAATGAAAACGGCATCGTGACGGTGTTCTCATCGTTTGGCACAGGCTACCGAACATGGGGCAACCGTTCGGCAGCGTTTCCATCATCAACGGCACCGGGTAACTTCATCGCTGTGCAACGAGTAGCGGACATCGTGCATGAATCACTTGAGCTCGCGATGTTGCAGTTCATTGATAAGCCGATCACCAATGCTGTGATTGATAGCATTCGTGAAAGCTGCAATGCGTTCATGCGCACACTCATTCAGCGAGGCGCGCTCGTTGATGGCATCTGTTCTTACGATCCGGCTAAGAACACACCCGCTCAGGTAGCGGCTGGTCAACTGACGTTTGACTTGACGTTCATGCCTCCTACCCCTGCTGAACGCATCACGTTTGAATCATTCATCGACATTAACTTGCTTCAAACCCTCGGTCAATAAGACTGGGGCTAAGGCACAACAATAGAAGCTATGAGCGTACAATTAAATAAATTAACCAATGCCAATGTTTACTCAGAGGGTAACTCATTGCTTGGTAAGGTAGAGGAGGCTGAGTTGCCTGTGATCGTTCAGAAGATGACCGCTCACAATGCGCTTGGAATGCTCGGTGACATTCAACTACCGTCTGGGATTGAGGCGATGGAATCTAAGTTTAAATGGGCATCGGTGTACCCTGACGCAATGCGTCAGTTTGCCAACCCATTTACATCGCTACAGCTGCAAGTTCGCGGAAACCTTGAGACCTACACTTCTCAAGGCCGAGTGGCTGAGGTTCCATACGTGGTATTCATGACCGCGACGTGTAAGGACTTGCCGCTGGGTAACTTCAAGAAGCACGAGAACGTTGAGATCGAGTCGAACCTTAACGTGACTTACTGTCGCCTTGAGATTGACGGCGAGCCCATCGTAGAGTTCGATGCTATCGCTAACATCTACAAGGTAGACGGCGTTGACGTAGCGTTGAACTACCGAAACAACACTGGCGCTTAAACACCAAAGATCGAATCAACAATCAAACCCAAGACCATGAAAACAGAAAAGACAACCTCCGAAGGAGTGAAGGAGGTCACACTACCCTCAGGCAAGGTGGCAACCATCTTTCCAGGCAAAGGCCGACACTCTGTGGCGGCTCAGAAAATGTGCGGCTCAGACACCTCCAAGTTCATCAACTGCCTCATGTATCAGCTCGTTGAAATCGACGGGCAGAGGCAGACTATTGAGGACTTTGAAGAACTATCTTTGCGCGACTACAACAAACTCGTTGAGGCATTTTCGGGAGAAAATTTTTAATCGGCGGTGAGCAAGTTTCGCTCACTGCCCACGTACTTAACACCTCAATCGTAGACCTCCTAGATATGCCAATATCGGAGGTCTACTTTTGGCATAATGAAGCGGTCAAACTCCATAATAAAATGAACCCTAAGCCAGCGAAGTAATGGAGAAGATATTGAAGATGTCGCTGATATTGTCAGCCGTTGACAAGATGACCGCCGTTGTGGACAAGGCCTACGGCAACGCGTCTAAGAAGATGCAGAGCATGCAGAAGGTGGGCAACGGGATGCGCAACGCGGGAGCCGCAGCATCGCTTGCAGGGGGCGTTATAGTTGGTGCGCTCTCGGGAACAATCGCAGCAGCAGAAGGAGCGGCAACCGCTCAGGCAAGGCTTGAACAGGTATTCCGATCAATGGGCGATACCACAGGTCGAGGTGCTGCCGCTGCGATGAAGTACGCCGACGCGTTGGAGTTGCAGACAGGAGTTGATGGAAAGCTAATTATGTTGTCTCAGGCTAAGCTCGCGACATTTGCAGAAGTATCGTCTGAGACCGCGAGAATGGCGGGCATCTTTGACCGCGCTACGGCAGCTACGGTTGACCTTGCTGCGGCTGGATTTGGTGACGCTGCGAGCAACGCGGTTCAACTTGGTAAGGCGCTTAACGATCCTATCAAGGGCATTACCGCAATGACCCGCTCAGGTATTACCTTCACTAAGGCAGAGCAAGAAAAAATCAAGGCGCTGACCTTGAGCGGTAGGCAGTTGGAGGCGCAGAACATTATTCTTGCAGCAGTTGAGAAGCAAGTCGGTGGCGTTGCTGCCGCCACTGCCAATGACAGCGATAAGATGAAGGTGGCCTTTCGTCAGATCAGTGAATCAGTAGGCATGGCGCTTCTTCCATCATTGAACCAATTCACTGAATGGCTTCAAAAAGTTACACCTCACATTCGTAGTTTCCTAGAAAACAACGCATGGTTTGTAAAGGGCATCGCAGCCCTCGGGGTTGCGCTGTCAATCCTCGGTCCGATATTACTCGTTGCCTCATCAGCGGTAACGGTATTCAGCGCGGCATTGTGGGCGAACCCCATCACGTGGATTGTCGCTGCTGTGATCGCTGCGGCTGTAGGATTAACACTGCTGATCGTTAAGTTTCGAAAGATCGAGGAATGGTTTATGAGCTTGAAGGGCTGGCAGAAGATACTCATTCTAGTTTTTGCCGCTCCGCTTATTCCGCTACTTACAATTATCAAGGGCGTTTATTGGTTGATCGACAACTGGAATCAAATACCCGGCTACTTTATGCAGTTATGGGATTGGGTAAAACGCACCTTCAACTCAGCATGGGAGTTTATTAAAGGACTGTTTTTGAAGTATCACCCAATTGGTATATTGTATAACAATTGGTCAGGTGTAGTAGCTTGGTTTGTTGAACTTTGGAACTCGGTCACGGCTCGATTTAATCAGTTCGTCTCATTCCTTGCCTCACTTCCGTCTGTTTTTTACAACGCAGGGGTAAACATAGTGATGAGCATTTGGGATGGAATGGCGGCTCGGTTTGATTCAATGATTCAATGGTTTGAGCAGAAGATAAATATTGTCCGTGAGTACCTTCCTTTTTCCCCGGCAAAACGCGGACCGCTAAGCGACATCCACAAGCTGCAATTCATGGAGACCATTGCCGCATCCATCAGGCCTCAGGTTTTGGTTGATAAGGTAGAGTCTGCCACGGGAGCAGCTAAAGGGGCAATGATGGCCGCTGCTTCAACACCAGTAAACACGTCAAGCTCCACATCGATCAACAGCACTACGGCATCAAACAGCGGTACAAGCCTAACCTATGCACCCGTGATTAACATCAATGGAGCCGCCACCGAAGGCGACCGTCAAGGATTTATGGCCATGCTTAAAGAACATGAATACGAGATCGCTCGTATGCTTCAGTCTATATCGGAACGTGAGTCACGAAAATCATTCGCATAATGTACGCTCAGCTAGGTAACATAATTTTCGAGGGATTGGTTGGCTACAGTTCGATGGAGCAGACGCAATCGGTCAACTACGCTGAACATGCGTTGATACTTGGTAAGCCTAAGCTGCAACGTGTGGGGAGCAACCTCGACGATGTTAAGTTGGGCATGCTGTTTCACTCTCGGTTCTGCGTTCCCGAGGCGCAAATACTCGCCTTGACAACAGCGATGAACGCAAGCGAGGTGCTTCCGTTTATTACGGGAGCTGGCGAGATCGTGGGCAACTTCGTCATCACCAAGATCGGGCGGCAGATTGAGCGAACAGACGCCTCAGGCCGTATCGTTTCGGTTACCGTTGACGTTGATTTGAAGGAACACGATCAAGTCGTGAGCGTAGATGAAGCCATAGAGGACGGGTTTGCTTATCGCGATAACACCCCCGTGGTTTCAATAGCTCCAATCGCGCCTCAGTCGTTGACTGCCTTAGCGGCTGAGGACATGAACCGATCATTTGTTGCAGAACGGGCAGCAGTTACTGCACTCGAGGCCGAAGACCTTGAGCAAACTTCAACATCCTTGGGTGACATGGGCGGCGCGCTACAGGATGCAGCAGCCAAACTAAACCAAACAACGGGTGACATCAATGAGAAAATCCAAGACTTAAACGCTGACATCGCTGAATTGCTGATCGAGGTCAACACGGTTAAGGATGCGGCTGATGCCTCGAACTTAGCCTTAGCCCTACTCGGCTTGGAAGATTTAACCATCGCGTCGAACAAGGTAAAACGAAGTAATGCTACCTTAGCGTCACTTGTAGCAAGCAGGAGGTAATTATGGACTTTGTTGAATACGTAACACTGGAAGGCGACCGTTGGGATTTGATAGCATACAAAGCCTACGGCGACATAACTATGATGGGGCTGATCACTGCGGCCAACAAGTCGGTGCCATTGTTGCCAACTATCAATGAAGGTACTCGCTTGCGTATTCCGGTGATGGTAATCGAGCGATCTGTAGATAATAGCAAGCTGCCGCCATGGAAGCGATAAAGCCTACATATCAGATAATCTACGAGGGCAGGAACATCACAGGCGACATATCGGCTTATTTTGAATCGCTGACCTACACAGACCACACTAAGGGCAAGTCTGATGAGGTTGATTTACGTTTAGCCAATAACGATGGATTGTGGTCTGAGGACTGGATGCCAATTGTTGGTGATAAACTCAGCGTATCGATTGGGTATTCAGATGCGATGGTTGATTGTGGCACCTTCACTGTTGATGAAGTTGAGGTGAGCGGCCCGCCCAACATGGTTAATATTCGAGCCCTTGCAGCATCGCCCAACCAGGCGATCAGAACCAAGAAATCAGCAGCCTACGAGTCTCAGACGCTACGGCAAATCGCTACTTCAGTGGCTAAGGCAAACGACCTAAGGCTAGTTGACGGCACGTTATCAACCACAACCATTGACCTCCGTGCTGAGGTGAACGATTTACGCGAATCCGCAGCCGCCATACGTGGCGCGATAGCGAACCCTCCCGCTAATATTCAAGAGTTCCTCAATGGTATATCTGCCTTTGGAAAAATGCAGCGAGCAGGGCAATCGCTTGTTGACAACGGTAGAACCTCGGACGGCAGAACGATATTACAGGGGCTATCCATTGCTCGCAACACGACCTATCGTGTGACCTCATCGGCATTCAAGGCAGCGGTGGCGTTTTTGCTTCAGGTCTGCGATGACGCAGAACGCATTGCCGACAACATTGGAGGCGGTGTTTACAGCCGAACGTCTTCACTACTAGATAGCGTAAGGATTAACCGTGCTACGCAGAACCGAGAGACAGACCTTGAGTTCTTAATGCGCGTTGGCAAGCAGTACGGGTTTTATTTCTCGGTCAAGAATGACCAGCTCGTGTTCGTGTATTATGCCGACCTAGAGAAGTCACCAGCCGGGGCGTCGCTAAGCATTCGCGAACTCAAGCAATACAGCATCAAGAAGAAGTCAGACACCACTTACAAGGCAGCATCGGTGAAGCACCACGACCCTACGGCAGACGAAACCATTGAGTTCAACGTAGGGGCGGGCAGCGATGAGGGTAGCCTAGAATTCTTACAGGAATACGCTCAGGACACGCTAGAGGTTAGAGGCAAGGTTGAGAATCAGCAGCAAGCCGAGATGGTCGCTAAGGCCGAACTTCACAACCATAACAGCAAGCAGCAAGAGGGCAGCATAACCGTTATTGGCAATCCTAATTTAGTCGCTGGCTCTAACGTAGAGGTGACGGAGATCGGTAGACTGTCAGGGGTTTACAACATTGCAGACAGCCGCCACAGCATAACCAAGTCAGGCGGTTACGTTACCACCTGTAACATCAAGAAAATTAAGTAATGCTCAGATTTGGAAACATATCATCGGTTGACGCAGATCGCGGTTTAGCGAGAGTGCGATTTGAGGAGGACGGAATCGTCACGGCATTGCTTCCAATGATCGGATCAAGGACTTCGCGTGACAAATTCTACGCGATGCCTGACGTGGGCGAACACGTTGCTTGCCTCATGGATGAGTATGCAGAAAACGGGGTTATTCTAGGGGCTATTTATTCCACTAAAAATACTCCTGGAGAAGTCAAGGGGCAAGACAAGATCGGCGTTGAGTTCGCCTCAGGCGATTTGATCGAGCAGGACCGGCAAGAGAGATACCTCAGGGTGAAGATGGGTGATACAGAGGTCAAGATTTCACAGGGCGGGCCATCGCTTACCAAGTCCAATGAATCGCTCAAGACTATTCTTGTCGACTTACTGTCGGCCATTATGGCTGAGACGCACCCAACCGGTGTGGGCCCATCTGGTCCACCAATAAACTTACCGCAGTACCAAGCAATTCAAACACGTATCAATCAGTTCTTTGAATCCTAAGCTATGCCACTAGATAAACCAGCGCTTAAATCAGCCTTAATCGATGCGTTCACCGAGGAACTGCCTTCAGTATCGGCAGATCAAGCGGCAGCCATTGACCGTATAGCAACGAAATTCAGCGATGCCATTGACGCATTTGTAAGGTCAGGAACCGTACCGAGCGGCATACCGGTAACCGTATTAACGTCAACAGGAATTGGCTCAACAACGGGTGTAGGTTCAATAGAATAGTTATATTTACAGCCGTGGCAGCAACCCTCGACAATATCAGATCAGCCGATTGGCAGCTATCAATAAACGCAAGCGATTCACTTGTTCAGGGTATTGATGAGGTAAAGCAGTGCATTGACATTATATTATTAACTGAGGTTGGCAGCGATCCGCTACGGCCTGAGTTTGGCTGTGACATCTTACGTCACCTCGACAAGCCGTCTAACCAAGCCGTTCCCAACATTATGCGTGAGATAACTATATCTGTCGCAAGGTGGGAGCCGAGGGTAGAGTTAGTTAAGATCACACCAATTATCGACACGACTGACCCGGGTAGATTTAAGTTTCAGATTGAATGGAAGTCAGCCCTTGCAGAGGGGAGTAACATTGTAATTTACGGCTAATGGAAGCACCTCAGTTTATATCGGTTGACGTTAATCAGGTTCAAGCAGACCTTGTATCGTACTTCGAGCAGCTCACAGGCCGCACCTTGCAGCCCGCCGCAGTTGAGCGATTGATACTGAACGCTGTTGCTTACCGTGAATTACTCATAAGGCAGTCTATTCAGGACGCGGCTCAGCAGAATCTAGTTGACTTCTCATCGGCACCGGTTATAGACTACCTCGGTGCACTTGTTGGTGTTGAGCGATTGGCAGCAACTCCCGCTCAGGTAGACATCCGATTTACGCTTGTCGCTGATCACACAGGTGTGACGATTCCCGCTGGCACTCGGGTAATGAGTACCGACGGCAAGGCGGTTTTTGCGACCGTGGAAGCCGCCAACGTTGTCGCTGGCGTAACCACCGTCACCGTAGTATCGGAGGCTCAGGTCGCTGGCGTAGTGGCCAACGGCTACAACAACGGCACGGTCACGGTTATCCTCGACCCTCAGGCGTTTATTATTTCCGCTACCAACACGTCGGAGTCCTCAGGCGGATCAGCCCAGGAGAGCGACGAGGAACTACGCGACAGAATTAAACTCGCACCGGGCAGCTTCTCCAATGCTGGAAGCTACGGTGCGTACAAGTTTCACGCGAAATCCGCACACCCCTCGATCATTGACGTGGCCGTAGTGTCACCGCAACCGGGCGACGTGTTGATATTACCGTTGATGTTCGACGGTTCTGAAACTCCCGAGCCTGTTATCGACGCGGTGTATGCCGCTTGCAACGACGAGCGAATCAGGCCATTGACAGACCTTGTGATTGTCGAATCACCTGAGCGCGTCGAGTACGAGATCGAGGTAAACCTAACACTGTTGAACACAGCCGACGGGGCTACCGTCACCGCTGCCGTTCAGGCTGCGCTCGACGCATACATAACAGGCAAGCGTCAGTCCATGGGGCAAGATATTGTAGGCACTCAGATCATTGACGTGTGTCACGTGACGGGAGTTTACAGCGTTGCCTTAGTGTCGTTCACAGACATCGTTATCACTGAGGTTCAGTTCGGATTCTGCACAGGAACAACGATCAACATCACAAGCTACGTTGAGGGCTAATGGCTGATAACAATAACATACTCGCCACTTCCGTCAGGAATAAGGAGCACATCGCGGTGTTCGATCAGATCACCGCTGATCGGTTTGCCTCGCTCCCTGTTGAGGCTGTTTTGGTCTACCTCATCGACATTGTGAATGCCAACGCTCTGCCTATACTTGGTGAGCAGTTCGACGTTATGGGATTCAAGGGCTGGTTGTTTACCACCACTGAAGAAGAACGACGCGAATTGATCAAGCGGGCACTCGAATTGCAGCGATTAGCGGGCACTCCTTGGTCAGTCAAAGAAGCCCTCAGGCGAATTGGTTACGACGGTGTGGTGATTAAAGAGCGTCTCACAGATTTGGTGCAAGTCTACGACGGTTCAATACTACACGACGGAACTTACAACTACGGAGGTGATTATCACTGGGCTATTTTCGACGTTGAAATACCAATTGAATTGCTTGGTACATTGACCGCTGAAGACTACGACAATATCTATGCCATCGTGAATATCTACAAGCCTGTCAGATCACGCATGCGTGTATTGACATTCAACGTTGAGTTTGTAGATGAGATCGAGGTGAACGAAACTATGGTCATTGAAGTAGAGGCTGGATTTGATTATGACCTAAACTTCTACTTACAGTAACCTAAGGCCACCGATAACACAGCAACGACATGAGTAAAATCACCATAAAAGGACACGTCAAAATCACAGTTACCAATGTAGTAACTGGTGAGATTGAAGTACAGGAGCAAGAAAACCTAATCACCTCAGCGGGGGTGGCGCATCTCATCAACTGCCTACTCAACGAGGTGGACGATCCTATTTCTAAGATAGGATTTGGTGAGGATGGCACCGCTCCCGCTGCGGGCAACACTGGAATTACAGATGGACTTATCAAAAACATCGCTATTGTCGACGATCAAGTCGCGGGCAGCATCGTTTGTGTATGGAGCCTTGAGACGTTTGAGGGCAACGGCATTGTCATTGCTGAGTACGGCCTATTCACTACGGATGAAATACTTTTCGCGCGACGGACACGGCCACCATTTACCAAAACCGACGCGATCAGGATTGACGGTACATGGACTATCACTTTTGTATAACGGAAAAATAAACCACCGCAGCGGACTGCGCTACGGAAAACAGAAATAACATGGCGAATCTAACAGAAACAGCTACATACGAGGCTGGTATTTACCGCATCGAAACTACCGATCTTGTCCTCGGTGGCGAGGACGGTATATCGAATATCGCGGCTAAACAATTAGCCAACAGAACCGCGTACCTAAAGCAAGTTCAGGACTCACTTGTGGATGGCACAGGGTTCAACGACCACGTAATTACACCTGAGGCGTTGTCGCTAAGCGCGTTGAAGTCTCACATCAGACAGACGATATTGTCAGGCCGAGTAAATACTCAAGGCTTCGCTAATTTCCTTGTAACCAATTCATTTTCGGACCAAGTACGAGTGATAGCCACAGAGGAGGAACCGTTGGTATTGTCGTGCGCTGCGGGCTACAACGTCTACGGAGCAGCTGACTACCATATCGGACGCACGACCAACCTTGACATCACAATTTCGGGCGTTCCAGCGGACGCATCGACCGTCTACATTTACCGCACGGTAAACCCTACCAACGGAACGGTAACATCAGCAGCAACGAACATTCGTCCGATTTACCGCGAGGTAGCCCCGTCACACGTTGATGGGCTCATGTGGTTCAACACTCGCAAGCAGCGGTGGTATGAAAGCGACGGAGCCGCGTGGACGGCAATCAACCCTCGTGTGTTTATTGGGTACGCCACGCGCAACTCAGGTGGCGAGGTACTTACCGCTCAGGCGTATCACCTACGCTACGACCGTGAGAGCGTTCCTGTTGGAACGATTGAAGCATACACTGGAACTAAGCCACCGTTCGGATGGTTGTTCTGCCGTGGCGACGTTGTTTCACGCACTCGTTATGACGAGTTATTCGACCTCATCGGAACGATGTTTGACGACACTCAGACAGGCGACAACTTCAAGCTGCCTGACCTTAGAGGTGAGTTTATTCGAGGCCTCGACAACACAGGCGTGATCGACTCAGGGCGGACGCTTGGTGATAAGCAAGAGGGAGCAATGCCCGGACACAGCCACTTCCTCACCAACGTTGAGGTGGAGTCTGGAACTGGCACAATGGTTGCCGGTGCACACGACGCATCGAACGACATTGCTACCTCGTTCGTTGGCACCTCAGGCCTTAGCGGTGGTCAGATTCGCCCGCGAAATATGGCGCTCAATTACATCATCAAATTCTAACCTTGAAGCGAATGCAAGCAATCAGAACGCTACCCGACACTAAGTTGTCGCGACACTTCAGCCGCTACGAAATGATCGAAGCGAAGTTACCCGTTGTTCGTGACAATCGCGGAAACATCATCGCCGACGCTAAGGCAATGAACTGGAAGAACATTGCTGAGTACAACGAAGCGAGGTATGTTGCCTTGTGCATTCGCATGGATGAGGTTCGGGCGGTAATCAATAAGCAGTTTCGCAGCGACGTAAACGCGTCCCGTGACATCGGGCTACTTGTCACCTCTGCATTTCGTTGCCGAGAGTGGGAGTTGTATCGCCGTCGAAATGGCACATCACAGCATTGTGTAGGTGCGGCGGTTGATGTTCAACCTACCAACTGCTCGCCTGAGTTGGCGGTTAAGATTATCGCTTGGTTGAAGGAAAAGTATTGGCCTACGGCCTCAGGATGGAAAGGCGGATTTGCTATTAAAGAGCCTACCCTTGGAAGATCGGGAGAGATCAGCGCGGTCGGCTTTGCCCACTTCGATAACAGGGCTGCGAACGCTCGGTGGACGTACCCTAAATAACAGAAAACCCCGCATATAGCGGGGTTTCTCATTAGGTTAAACAGGGTTACTCTACTGGCTCGTCGTCATCGGCGGGGGCGGCCTTAGCCACGCTCAGGTTGAGCTTCGCGATGGTCTCAGATTCAGCCACAGAAGGCGAGAACCATTCAGATGCACCGCTCATGTTGTCCTTAATGCTGTGGTAGATGCCTCGTAGTTCGTCTAGGTACTCGTCTGTCAAGTCTGCAATTGCCACGCCGTATCGGTCAACGATCATCTGTTCAGATACGCCGTACTTGGAGAATGCAGCTACCAAACCTGACAACACGTCCTCGCGTGACTTAGCCGTAGGAGCAGAGAGCGCAGCGCGGCAAGCGTCTTCTGCTGCGTCGATGAGGTCAGGAGGCAACACCGCTAAGATGCGTGCCCGTAACCGTCTCGCCCCTTGGTTGGCCGTCATCTCGTAAATGTCGCGCGGGTCGGTTAGGTTGTATTTACCCGACTTCGTGTGCCGTTCGTGCTTCACAGTGAACTTCTGCGATGAGAAGGTGTTGGTCTGCAAGTCCCAACAGTACGCCTCCATTTCGGATTCCCCTGGCTTCTGAGACAGCTCGCGAATACCGTAGTCGATGTTCCCCCAGGCGCGGGCGAGTTCCTCAGCGAGGCGAATTGATATACCCGATACTACCTCCTTACCACGAGGGAAAGAGTAGAACGCCTGAGCGGCAAGTGATGGTCGAGCGCAGCTCTTCATTACCCGCTCAAAAGCTGCGTTCTCATCGCGTGGAAAGCGTTTGGCAATTACTAGCTTACCCTGTGCTTCGGCAATGGCGCGTTCGGCCTCGATGGCAATCGTGCCCACCGCAAGGTGTTCACTCTGCGCTTTCATGAATGGGTTTCCCTGTTGTCCGGGAACGACAATTTTGTTATCTGACATAATTAAATTGATTTGAATGCGTAAGTAGGTAACTCAAGATTGGATATTTCCACAGGCAAGCCCGGCCACTGACCTGACCTAAGGCAGTCAGCATACACCTTTAAGTCTTGCTTGTATCTGTATCGTCCAAGGTCGTTCACGTGATCGTCAACGTAGTACACTTGTACTGCGTATGGGTAGACGGATTCCACGGCCGCGAAAACAAATCCGTCCATCTTATGCCCTGAGGCTTCGAGACCGTCAAGGTAGAACGGTGACTGCACGTGATAACGATGCTGATATGCTGACTTACCAAATGCGTAGCGGCTCGCGTCCTGAGTAGATTTAAGGTCAAGCACAAGCCCTGTTGAGGCGCTCAACCAATCTGGACGGCACTTGCAAGGTGCGCCTGTCTCAGGGTCTTCCCATGTAAAGGTTTTCTCAGCGTCGCCAGCACGTAGGATTTCAGACAACAAAGGATGCTTGCGAAGGGATGAGATCATTCCCTTGGTGTCTGCATACTGTTGTTCGGTAAGCACGATCTTATCGGCTGCCATCGCGTGGAACTCCGCATAAGCGGCTTTGCCCGCGTTGGTACGTCTGTCGAATTGAGGCGACACGATGCACTTATTTAGGAACTCCTCAGGCTCCAAGGTAAGCATATGAAATCCTGTTCCCTTACGCATCGCGTCGGTCTCCTTGCGCTCAGGTCGATCAGGTGACAGGTATGCACTGTAGTAGTGCAGTGGTGATCGGTTAATCAGGTCAAGGCCTGATTTAGAGATACGCGATGTATCGCTGTGGTACTCTTGGTTAGTCATGGATTGATATTTATTTCACAAATGTATGTTTTATTTCGTAACAATCTGTATCTTTGGCGAAATAATTCACAAGTAATGACATCAATATACAGTACGCTGCTCGAGGCGGCAACCGCTGCGGGAACGAACCTGAGCGAGGTCTGCCGAGAGGCTGGGGTAAACCGTTCTACGGTAGAGCTGTGGAAGCGGAGACAACCTAAGACACTAGAGATCATCGATTCGATGTTCAAGGTGATCGAGCAGAAGGCGGCTCAAAACGCAGCCGCTCCAAGTGATCGCACCACACCAATGACTAATCGGGTAACACACCTAAGGTAATGAAGGCTTACGACTACCAAGAACAAGGGGTCGAGGCGATAAGGGATAGTTACAGACACGGGTGCAGAGCGCCCCTGTATGTGCTGCCTACAGGTGGGGGCAAGACGTTTGTATTTACCTACATCACTAAGGCGGCAGCAGCTAAGGGTAGCCGTGTACTGATCCTCGTTCACCGCGTTGAACTCGTTCGTCAGACCTCTGAGGCCTTGCGTAAATTTGGCGTTTACCACGGCCTCATAAACCCGAATTACAAACCTGACATATCGGCCAACGTTCAAGTGGCAAGTGTTCAGACGTTGGTTAAGCGACTACACCGATATGCCGCGCCCGATCTTATCATAGTTGACGAAGCGCACCATGCCTCAGCGGGCACATGGCGAACAATCATAGCGGCCTACCCTCAGGCGAAGGTGCTCGGTGTTACAGCAACTCCGATACGTGGTGATGGGCAAGGTCTCGATGAGGTGTTTGATGATATGATTGTAGGGCCTCAGATAGCCGACCTTATTCAGCGTGGGTTCTTGGTGAAGCCCATCGTGTACGCACCGAAGGAAAAACTCGACCTTACAGGGCTGCGCACTCGCATGGGCGACTACGAAAAAACGGCCTTAGCGGAGTTGATGGATAAGCCGACAATCACCGGTGACGTAATATCTACTTACACGAGACTGTGCCCGGGAACAACTACGGTCGTGTTCTGCGTGTCCGTGGCCCATGCTGAACACGTGGCTGAGCAGTTCAACAGAGCGGGGTACTTGTTTAAATCCATCGACGGTAAGATGGATGATGAAACGAGAAAACGGATCCTGAGCGACCTTGAGCACAAGCGTATTCACGGAATTACAAGCTGCGATCTGGTCAGCGAGGGAACCGATATACCTGTGATCGAAACGGCTATCCTCCTAAGGCCTACTCAATCGCTTGCGCTGTACATTCAGCAGATCGGGAGAGCGTTACGCAAATCTCAGGGCAAGCAATTTGCACGAATAATCGACCACGTCGGAAACGTGCTGCTTCACGGGATGCCCGACGCCATAAGAGAATGGACATTGCAGGGAGAGAAGGTAAGGCGAGGTAAGCGAGAGTTGAGCCTTGATGAATCACTGAAGGTTAAGCAGTGTATGAATTGCTTCGCATTCGACGTGCCTGTGCCCGTGTGCAGAAACTGCGGTCACGTTCACCCAATTGAGGAGCGAGATATTCAACACGTCGACGGGGAGTTGATCGAGGTCAGCGAGGAAGCCGCTGAGTTGCTGCGAGTGCAGAAGCGAAGAGAGGAGGCACGGGCGCAGACCTATGAGGACTTACTCAGGATAGAGAAGGAGCGAGGCTACAAATCGGGGTGGGCACGATACAGGTGGGAAGCAAGGCAGCGGAAGCAGGTTGCCTAAGGCGGTTGTTGCGCGGTGACTGTGGCTGACTGTGTATGAAAATAATTTGATACGGTTGTTATAGTTATGAAATTTTACATATCTTTGAGCCATGACATACGAAGATTATGTATTGATAGTATTGATCCTCTGCCTTGCGTGGGGGATGAGGTAAA